TGCCCGCATCTGATCGCGTGCTCATTCTGACCCCGACCGCCTACACGCTCCTGAAGCAGTCCAAGGCCACCTTTGACAATCAGGACATTGGTGCAGAACTGCGCAAGAAGGGCGTTATTGCCCAGCTGGACGGCCTGAATGTGGTCAAGATCGCGTCCAACCGCCTGCCCGAGAAGTTCGGCTTCATGATCGCGCATCCCGTGGCTACCGTGGCCCCGGTCAAGCTGGCAGAGTACAAGATTCACCTTGACCCGCCTTTCCTGTCCGGCAGTCTGGTAGAGGGCCGTATTTACTACGACGCGTTTGTTCTGGAAAACAAGGCAAAGGCTATCTATTATCAGGCAATCGCCTGATATGGCATCATCTGGGCGCATGGGGCAACCTGTGCGCCCTTTTTGTATCGAGGTGAGTATATTTGAAGATCAAACTTTCAACTCCCGCAGAGGTACGCCGCACGCTGTCCAAGATCGCAAATATGCTGCTGAATAACCAGATCGACCCGCAGCGGGCAACAGCTATCACAAATTGCTGCAACAGCGTTCTAAACTGCATCCGCATTGACGAACAGCAGAAGAAGCTGGCAGAGCTGGAAAAGCTGCTGAACGAGGTGGAAGCGAATGGAGCTTGACCGACTGGAAAAGCGCATCCGGGCACTACAGGCCCGGAAAGCGGCCAGAGCTGCCACGTTTGAGCGCGTGCAGGGCATCGACCCCACCGAGCACGAAGCGGCTGTATACCACGCTATCCACGCGGATATAGCAGCCGATGCACACACCTACTACAATCTTCCCGGTGGGCGCGGCTCCTGCAAATCGTCCTTTGTGTCGTTGGAGATCGTGGACGGCATCCAGAAAGACCCCACCGGCACCGGCTCTGCTGTGGTGTTCAGGCGGTGGGGCAGCACCTTGAGGGAATCCGTGTTTGCACAAATCCAATGGGCTATTGACGCGCTGGGCGTGTCTGACCTGTGGGCCTGCACCGTGTCCCCTATGCGCTGCACCTACCTTCCTACCGGCGCACAGATCATCTTCCGAGGGCTGGACGATAACAGCAAGATCAAGTCCATCAAGCCCGCAAAGGGCTTCTTTCGGTGGGTATGGTTCGAGGAATTTTCCGAGCTGCCCGGTGAAAATTTTGTACGCTCTGTAATGCAGTCTGTAGGCCGTGGCGGCAAGCCTGTGGTGTTCCGCAGCTTCAACCCGCCTGTGTCCCTGAATAACTGGGCAAATAAGTTTATCCAGCAGCCCAATGAGGAAGCATTGACCCTGCACACGGATTACACCCAGGTGCCGCCTGAATGGCTGGGAGAGGTGTTTCTGAACGAAGCCCAGCGCATCCAGAGCCTAAACCCGAAGGTGTACGAGCATGAGTATTTGGGCATTCCCACCGGCAGCGGCGGCGAGGTTTTCACCACGCTGGAAGTGCGAGAGATCGCGGACGAAGAGCTTGCAATGCAGTGTTACCGCTATGTGGGCTGTGATTTTGGCTTTGCGTCTGACCCTGCTGCCGTTGTGGCGCTGTACTATGACCGCAGCACCGAAACCATCTATTTTGCGGATGAGATTTACAAGCGCGGCCTGTCAAATGAAGCCCTTGCCGCCGAGATCCGGGCACACGGCCTTGACCATGTGGGAGAACCCCGGAAGAACCCCATCACAGGCGCAGAAACGGCCCCGGAACAGGTTATTTATTGCGACTGTGCAGAACCCAAGAGCGTGCACGATCTACGGGAATACGGCCTGCAGGCCCGCCCTTGCATCAAGCGCCCCGGCTGTGTAAACTACCGCATCAAGTGGCTGCAAAAAAGGACGCTTGTTGTTGACCCCAAGCGCACGCCCAACGTCTACCGCGAGTTTTCACAATACGAGTATGACGCGGACAAGGACGGCAATTTCCTGCCCAGCGTGCCAGATCGTGACAACCACACGATAGACGCAGCGGCCTATGCCTTGACCATTCTTATTTTCAATCCGAGAGAAGGAGCGTAAAATCATGCTGGAAATGCATTTGACCTGCCCGAACTGTGAAAAGACCTTTGTTGTCTATGACTGGCAGCTGTGGCGAGACAGCGAGGAAAACGAGAGCTTTCAATGCCCCTGCTGCCATACTGCCCCGGATGAAGAAGCCTGCTATCGGCTGAAGGATGGTTTTTTGGAGCTGTGCGATGTTGACAGGCATTGGAACCACGACAAAGAGAGTGCACCGTTGCCGCCTGAAAAACAGAGCTGGCACATCGAGGTAAAACCGGGCTGATAACACACCGAAAAGCAAAAGTGTGGTAAATACTGTGGTATAAGTAAAGAAAAGCACCTAGATTTCAACGAATCTAGGTGCTTTTTACTGGTGGAGGCGATGGGAGTCGAACCAATTCCCGCCGTTCTATCGTGAAAAAATCGCAATTTTCAGTCTGAAAATGTGGCGTTGCCATGGGCTTAAATTCTGCACATAGAACCGCACCCAGTTCCCTAAAATCTGAAAGTGTGGTAAAAACTGTGGTATTTTTCAGCCGTGCAACAGCTTCATAAATACCGCATTGACGGCCTGCGCGGTCTGCACATCCTCACCCGTCAGAGCGTGGCTGTACTGGCCGAATGTGTCCATGTCCTGGCTGTGGCCTACAAGCGCCTTGACCTCCCCGGCGGGAAGCGTCTTGATTGCGGAGACAAAGCTGTGCCGCAGTTCGTACAGGCTGACCGGCTGCAGATCGTTGGCAGCGCAGTACACTTTCCAGCGCTTATAAAACCGGCGCTCTGTTTCCAGACAGAACACGCTTTCACAATGGCCGGTGATAGCCCTCTGAGCTTCTAGGACAGCTTTTGCAACGTCCGGCAGGACGAATGACCGACAAGCATTTTCGTTCTTTCCGCGCGTCTCCTGCCCTTTTACGTTGATAGCACGGGAAATATTGACGGTGCTGCCTTTGATATCTGCCCAGCGCAGGCCCAGCAGTTCCCCGGGCCGCAAGCCGGTAAGCACCGCAAATCTGTATGCGTTGATATAATCATCGTGCACGCGCTTGTTGCGATACAATGTCGTGTCGATGCTGAACAGCTTTATTAAATCATCTGGCTGCAAGACCTTCTTGCCCTTCAGGCGTGCGCTGGCTGGTATCTGCACATCCTCGGGCAGATAGGTGGAGAGCTTTGCTTTGCGGCAGAATTTGCAAAAGGCCCGGAGATCACCGGCAATGGACTGCAACGTTTTCCGGCTCTTGCCAGCGGCAGCGGCCTTGTTTACGATGGCTTGCAAATCAGCATCCGTCAGGGCATTGACCCGCTTTTTTCCGATGATCGGCAGCACCCAGGTACGCCACCGGCTCTCGATCGGTTCATAATTGCTTGCGCTGGTGGTCTGCTTTAAGCCCTCGAGCCAGATCTTATACACGTCCTCAACGCGGCCCACCTTCACGCCTATGCCGTCCTCAAGCCACGCATCAGCTTTGCGGTTCGCTTCCCGCTGGCCCGTGCGGCCGGGAGTGCTGCTGTAAAAATACCGGCGCACGCCGTCTTTCTGCACCGCCACACGCCACCGGCTGTAAGCTTCCTGCCAAACGGCGCTGTTCGTTCGCCTGCTCATGCTGCACAATCCGGGAAGTTGACCACGGTAATTTCAGCAACAGCCTTTTCGACCGTCTGCAAAATGCGCTCTATCTTCTCCACTGTATCGGCAGACAGCACGACTTCACCGCACTGTTCGCACTCCATGCAGGGAACATTTTTGATAACCACAACGCAGTTCTTCAGCTGCACCGTGTGAATGGTCGTGCTGGGCTTCATTTCGCCCTTGCAGAAAAAGCAAGTCATAATTTATTCCCCTTTCTTCTTTCGTTCGGTATACGTTGCGTTCCAGTGGTCGAGATCTGGCCAGTAGGCTGTGAGAATCCACAGTGCACCCTCATGGATACCGCACACAACGTGTAGCCAGCGGCCTGCCAGATTGACCCCCAGCACTAAACAGGATGGACAGCGGTAATCATCCGGACGGTATTCGATGATCTTCCCGCTCTGGATGGCCTGCCGAATGTCTGCCAGCAGGATACCGCGCTCATAAAGCCGGGCCTGTGAATGGGCTGTCAGAAAGATTTGCCCGCCCTGAGCCAGTGTGCGCAGGTTCTCTATGGTCAATTCCATTGGTTCACCTTCTTTCTATGTCAATGATTGCCCGTCAGTGGGTAGCGCAATTTTGCGCAGACCCCTTGACAGCGGAATTTTCCGCTCTCCCCGCCGCCTGCTGTGCTCTGTGCAGTGGGCCTTATTTTTTATCGAAATCTGTGGACGGATCATATATAAGAGCTTCTAAATCTTCAACAAGTTTATATGTGAGCGGTTCATTTTTACCATAAGACTTCATTATTCTGTTAAATGCTGGAAGTGGAGCTTTACCGTATTCGTTCAAGATATCGTTTATTGCAATTTGCACAGCAGCTTTTTTCTTTTCCTCTGACGGTATTGCGTTGAAAAGATTCCATGCCTGTTCTTTTGGGGATGGCTCACTCCAATTCGCATCGCTTAAAGCTCCAGTTTCTGGGCGCTCTGGAATGAATGCATCAAGAATATCTTGATTTACCGAATAAAAGTTAGAAATACCTTCGATTATGGATTTTCTCTCGCGATTATAAGTTGCAGCGTCCCATATTACGCCTTCGTCTTTTGCCAAGTCTTCCGCAGCCCACAAAGCGGTTTTTGCTACACGTTTTGCGTACTCGGTTTGTTCGTCAATAGGAAAAAAAATAGCAGCAGGGACGTTTAACGCAGTAGCAATTTTTTTGACGGTTTCAAATTTCGGATTTAATTTTCCGAGTTCATACCGTCGTATAGTAGGCTCTGCGATTCCAGATTTTTCGCCAAGTTCTTTTTGTGTCATTCCCCGCGCTTTGCGAAACTCACGGATTTTAGCACCTATTGTTTGTTCCATCTGTACACGCTCCTTTAGTATAGTGTACCACGTTTATATATTAACAGCAACAAAAATTTCTATTTTTCTCTTGACAGTAACTTTTATTGCTGTTATAATGCAGACAGAAACAAAAGTTTCTGACCAATTAGAAAGGAGGTGAACCAAATGTCTAAATCTATTGTCGTCGACCGCGTGAAGATTATCGCAGAAATGGCACGTCAAAATCTGACCGGCGAAGAGCTGGCGCAGAAAGCCGGTGTAGGCCGCAGCGCTGTTATCAAGATGCGCAAAGGGCAGCCCGTATGGCGTACCACCGCAGGCCACGTGGCCGCAGCTCTGGGCGTGACCGTTGACGATTTGAAAGAAGAGGTGTAACAATGTACCAGCCTTATCACAAACTCCGCGTAAGGTTCGCGGAAATGGAGCTGCGGCAAGGCGATGTTGCACAGGCCGCAGGCATGGCAAAAAGCACCATGACGGCCCGCATGAAGGGCTACCAGCCGTGGACGAGTGACGAGATCACCCGCGTGGCCGCTGTCCTGAACATCCCCCGGGAGCAGATCGGGGAGTTTTTCTTTGAACCGCTGCCCGGCCAGAGGAAAGGAGCGTAACGCTTGCCCCGAAAGTATTTTCCGTTCTACTTCACATTCCGTGAAGCGGGCAAGACCATGCCGCCCAGGCTTCGCGCAACCTTCTATGAAGCCATAATAGACTATGCCACAACCGGAGTAGATCCCGTGTTGCCCCCTAGCATCTCCGGCTGTTGGGCTGTAGTCAAACCACTTTTGGACACATCACAGAAGCGATACAATGCAGGCGTGAACGGCGGCAGACCGTCAAAAAATGATTCGTTTGGTTTTCCTGATTCTGAAACCAATGGTTTACACAAGGAGAAAGAGAAGGAGAAGGAGAAGGAGAATGAGAATGAGAGGGAGAATGAAAAAGAGAAGGAGAGCAAAGCCGCTGCCGCGGCTGGCGCGCCTGATACTCCCCCGGCGGATATTTTCGCAACCTTTGCCGATGGTGACGGCGAACTGCTGCAAGCCCTTCGGGACTATGACCGTATGCGCAAAGAAAAGCGCAAGAGCCTGACCGATACCATGCGCCGCAGCTTGTGCCAGCAGCTGGATGAAGAATTTCACCGCTGTGAATGGACAGAGGTGGTCAAGCAGGCCACGCGGCAGGGCTGGCTGAAATTTTACCCGCTGGATAAGGACAAGCCACCCAGCACCGTGCCAGAGTTTGAGAGCGCCGGCGACCAGATCAGCCGAATAATCGAAAATCTCAAGCGAAAGAATGGAGCGTGATACAAAATGACCCTTGAAAAGGTAAAAGAACTGATGCAGACCCGCATGGACTACTTCGAGCAGCACCTTTCTGATGAAACTATAACCGCTCAGCTGAAAGCCTACACGGCCAATCTGGGCACTGTGCCGGATGATATTGCCGAAGCAGCTTTCTATGCTGCACTGGGTAATTGCCGCTATCCGAAACAGTTCCTTGCTGACTGGCAGGAAGCTGTGCGGGACATCCAGCTTGACGCGCTGCCGTCCCCGGAACAGATGTGGGTAAGCACTCTGGCAGCGGCCAAACGGATTGACAGCGAGCTAGAGTGCGCCCGGAACGGTGGAAATCTGGACGAAGAAAACAGCCGGGAAAAATGCCTTGCGCGGGCATGGGATGTATTTAACGCTCTGCCGGAAGCTGTGCGCAAGCTCTACGGCAATCCGTCCGCAATGCGCAGTTTGCTTGCATCCCGTGATACCAGCGTGAGCGAGATGAATCGCATCTATCGCCCGGCATTCATGCAGGCAATTAAAAAAGCCCCGGCAAAAGCCCTGCAGACCCCAAAGGCAGCGCCCCAGCTGACGCAGGGCACCCAGCCTGCCGCCCAGATCAGCGACAGCAGCAAGAGCGCGTGAGGGGGTGATTTTGTGAACGAGAACACCGACCGCAGCGGCAATCACCAAGCTGCTGGAAAAGGCGGATCTGCGCAAACTGCGCCTGATCTGGGTCTATGTGGAGCGCATGACCCGCACCAACTAAGCCGACCCGGCCTAATCTGGCCGTGTTTATAATTTTTTGTTTCGCCAGTAGTGGCGAAGAAAGGACGAAACCATGAAGTCGTTTATTTCCACTGACCGCGATACCATTCTTGAGTGCTTGCAGGGTGAGAAGCTGCTGAACATTGTACCCGATGGGCTGGGCAATGTGTCGCTGGTGTTTGAAAGCGCCAACCCGGACGCATCCGACCTGCTGACGGTCAAACCTGATGGCAAG